CGGTGTCATGATCTGCAATATTATCACAATTTATGGCGTTTCCATTTGAGTCTATTCCTATATAATCAGAGAAACTGTCAGATTTGAAAATCTCATTAGCACCGGCAGTAAGCTGCTGCGTGTCACTCGGCTCCTTTTGGAATGTTCTTTTATAATTTACATGAGCCACTGTCACGGAATCGACAGTATTATGCGGAAGAGGGAAAAGTAGATTATTATTATTCGATTCTAATAGCTCGAATGTACCGATAGGAACAAACTTAAATGTACTTGTAGAAATTGAGGATGCTCCACCTAAGAAACCATCTGTGATATTTACATCATAAATGTATAATCGGTATTTGTCATCACTTACTTTCTCTAATGAACGAACTTTACAAGTACCACCAGTCACACCATTAATTGTATATGTTATACTTTGGTCACTAAAATCTGGTAGGGCATCTATTCCTGTGGCTGCCGCAATATTACCGACAACATAGTTACCAAGAGTAAGTGTAGTAAATGCCGGATTTAATGCTGTAGCAATATTTGATATATCTCTCGCCTTTTCTACTTGAATTTCTTTCTTATTTTGTAGATCAACTCTATAACCTTGTACATAAGCAACTGATGGCTCAAGACCAACACTGTAGTGTTTCTCACCATAAACTGCAGATGTTTCACCATCTAAATCAATTTTTCCAATTGCATCTAAATCTGTGATATCAGAAGTTGTATATCTACCTCTATTTCCATCTTCATCATTCAAATATTCACGAAGATCGAGTTTAAATGGTTTCAAGCAATAGTCACCACTTTCTTCAAATGTTCGATTAGCGAATTTTCTATCAAGTTGTGTATATTCAGTACGAGCTGGTTTTACAACAACATCTAAATCTGTTTCAAAGAGTGTTATATAAGATTGAACATCATTAATAAAAGAAACTCCAGTATTATTTGCAACTAGATCATCATCATTGTCACTTAAAAATGCAAGTTGGAAATCAATCTTATAACGATCTGCACCAGGAGCAGTTTCATTAGGTGTTCCTGTAGCATTATCTAATAGCAGTGGATCAGTGACATAGGTGACAACTGTGTCGGTTACAATAAAAGCAACTTTACCATTTAGTGTATAACTTTCTGAAGGCTTAGCAATATAAAGTTCTTCAGCATCATTATAAACAAACTCACCGTTAATAAAATAAACACCAGCATCAGTTTTTGCTACTGCACCGTGACCTGTTGCGGTAACTGTAGAGAATGATATTCCTGTATTAACTAATTCAGTTGAAGGATTTAATGGATCAATGATCGCACTATCTAATTCCAATACATCACTTACATTATATTCTTGAACATTTAAACCACCGCTTTGGATAGATGAATCATATCGAATAAAGAAACGATATGTATTATCTGTAGATAATGCTTCATAGTGAAGAACTGATGCCTTCAATCCTGCATTTGTTTTAATCTTTAAAACCTGATCAATATATGTGATGATTGTTGCAGGAGTAGCTGAACCTGTGCCATTAAATAGAACATCAATATATTTGACATTATTATCTAAATTACCTTTACCATCTAAGATAGGGCCCTCTTTATAAATGCTTTGTCCAAACTTATCAATCTGAGATTGAAGAATAGACTGCATCTGATTCAATTCACGAACCTGAACAGACCTACCTGGTCTAAAAAGAATTCTTAGATAATTTTTTCCTTCGGCTCCAGTAAACTGAACGCTATTAGAATTAAAATCATCATTATATGGAGCGTCGTTATATGTTTTAATTGCCATTAGAATTGGATAATTAGTTTAATATCTTCTTGCTGATTACTGTTTCTTAAAATTGCTTTTCTGTTTTCAAGGAATAGAGTTTCACCAGAACCTTGATTATACTCACCTTGCCCCAACGAACTTACTGCATAATTTGCAGTAGTTGTTCCACCAGGAGCAGTAAATGTTACATTGCCAGTCGTAAAAGATTTTTGATTAATGTCACCATTTGAATTTTGGTGATAATAGACACGATTATTTACTATGTCTACATAATCCAAATAACCTCTTGCATTATTCGTACCATGTTCAATGATTGTTCCAGCATCTGTAGGTATACCTGTTACATTTGTAAGTTGTAAATATTGAAGTGCATCATAGATATTTAGTGTGTCATTTGCAGGAGAATCATTATCACTACGAGTTGGTCCCTTAATAAGACTCACTTGTCTGAATCCAATATTAATGGGAGCTTCTCCACCTTCTGCACCAGCATATGATCCATAAAGACCTGCATAGAAAGTAGGAAGATCGCTTTTTGGAGAATAGCCAAACCCATTGATTGGTGCAATTAGGGGCTGAATATTTGTTTCATGGCCATCAACGATTACAGATGCTTCAATATATCCCTTTGGCCACGAGTTCGTCGTAAATGTAATAGATGTAATAACACCGTTTGTAATTGTTACATTATATGGTGGTTGGTCATTTGTTCCATCACGAATAGGATCATCAGCTATCGCTGGAGCACTTATAACAAGAACAGCACCAGCTGCCATTGTTTGTGAAAGGTCATTACTCAAAGTAACTTCCTTAGTTCCAGTGTCAATAGAGTTAATAACCGTGTTGTTAGGAATACCAGCTACTGATGAAGCAACTGAATCACCAACTTGTAGATGATCTATAGCATCTACAACAACGACATCTTGTCCACCAAGTGCTTCTGCTGTCAGTGTAACAGGAGTTACTAGACTTTTTCCAACAAGTCTAATATCTACATCATTAGAAATACTAGTACCACCATCAATAATTTTAAATCCATACACCAATCCACCTGTAGCATTTAGTGAGCTTGTAATATCCGTTTGATCAGTGATATCATTTGGGATATCAATGAATTGATCAGTATAAAAATTAGAATTAGTATTTACCTCACAAACATATGCCCAGACATAGCCATCAGACAATATAATTGGATCATGATAAGTTGTTTCTGTAATATTAGTTGTACTAGCAGTATTATTATCATTATTTAAACACACAAAAATCTTATCGTTATGTGTCATGTAACAAGGATAATATGCTGTATTTCCTACTGTCTCATAATTAAATACATTAGGATCATAAGGATCATATACTTTATAGACTCTTCCTCTCACCCATTCATTTCTTGGAATAACAGAGAATGTTTCTTGTACCTTTAAAAGAGAGAATAGATTTTTTAATACATCCTTCTTCTCATTAATTGTATTAGTTGGAAGTGGAACTGAATAGGCAAGATCGGTTTCTTCAACATTATTGATTGTTGGCCAAGGTTCTGATTTTCCAATGCCGATGAAATAATCGTCGGTAGTAACATCTCCAATATCGTTAATAAATAACTCTCTTGAATTTTTTCTAAATTGATTTGTAATGATTGCTGACATAATGTTATTTATAAAGATTTAAAGAATGATCTACAAGCTGAGGAGCCATTTTTTCACTGTAGATTCTCCATGGTAATTTATTAGTTCTACAACCAGTTGTTGAGCTAGACGTGTATCCTTCGATATGATTTGCTTCTCAAGACTATGAGCAAAACGAAAGAATGGCAAAACATCATTTATGTCTATTCCACTTTCAAATGTGTCTTTTACCATTTCACCCATTGATTCAACACTCTGATTGTTTGATTTTGCATGACATTCTAATATTTTTTCTGGAGCACATTGCAAAACATACCAGAACGCTTCTCCAAGACCAACGGTCTTTATACATTCATCCATAGTCATTGATTCGCGATTTTCCAATGCCGATAAAAATTTACTTAGACCATCGGCGCACGGGTTATTTACTGTTGTTATATCTTTATATACATTCATGGTTTTAAAAGGTGATTTTACGCTGGTGGCGTAGCAGTGGCTCCGCTCGTAGTAGTAAAGCCACTAGTCGACGTTAATTGATACAGCCCAGAGGATGGAATGGTATATGCACTTCTTGTAAATGTTCTAGTAACACTGAAGTCACCGCGACTTCCTAAGCCTTCTTGACGCGCATAAAAGCTGTTTACTGTATTCGAGCCTGAGGAAAGATTTCTTAAACTTATTGTAATTGATTCAATCCCTTTGCCCAGCGTCCCTGACCAAACTCCAGTAATAGACCCACTAATAACAGTACCTTGAAGATAGTATGATGGATAATTGCTACTCAAAGGTATACTTAACAAACCAGTTAAAGCTGAAGAATTGATAAGACTTTCAACATATTCCTTAGTAACAATTGATTTATCGTCAGTGATGTCAGCAATTTCTCGATCAACTGTTATAGGACCCGTTCCAATATTCGATAACTCAAATTTTCCGTTTGCACCTGGATATCTAAACAGTCGAGCATCGTAATCGCCTCCTGCCGATGCTCCCGAAGAATGAAAATCAATATATGCATTACGATCACCACTTCCCCAATAATTGATTTCAATCCGTTCGCCATTTGTGAAAATATGACCTGTTGTAAGAGTTCCGTCTGCACCCCAATTCGGAGCGCCAGTACTCAGTTTTGCGGGTGTTACTGCACCATCTTCAATCTTAGTTTCGGTGATTGCATCAGTGGCGATCTTATCATTTGTAATCGCACCATTTTCAATCTTTGTGTTTGTGATTGCGCCTGTGGCGATCTTATCATTTGTAATCGCACCATTTTCAATCTTTGTGTTTGTGATTGCGCCTGTGGCGATCTGTCCTTCTTGAATTGTTCTTAACTGCAGCATATTATTTGAAAATACGAATTGTGCAGTATTAATCTCTGTCTCACCAATCTTACCATTCAATATGGTTTGTAAATTACTAATATTGCTGATTGAATGACCGTGACCAATTTGAGAATATCTATCATCATGAAGATGAGTATTTAAAGAATATTGAGAGTGTGTATGACTAGTATCAGCCTTGCCACTAAGAGCAGTATCAATATATCCCTTATTTACTAGTGATGTTGTACCTGTTCCACTCGTGCTTAATGTAGTTGGCTTAAGTAGCTGAATACTATCTTCATATAATTTAAGTACAGATGTTAATGCAGTAGGAGTTCCAGAAGTAACACTACTTTTCAATTGAAAATCTAATAATTCTTGATTACTATCAACACTAGATGAGATTCTAGCTGAAGAACCAGAACGATCTGGGGTACCACCTGTATGATTGAATGTAAGATTAGCATTACCATATCCATCATTGAGTGTAAGACCAATGGTACCTCCTGCATCACTGTTTGCACCCGAATCAACATATCCTGCAATAATGTCGCGGTTTGCTCTTAACACCCCGCCTGTTGTCCATGTTGGTGCACCAGTACTTAGATTATCTTCGAGCGCACTTGCCAAGGAATTGATTGTGGTCTTCTTTGTATCACCTGATTGGACTATAGCCAATACTTCTGTTCCAGCTGGAGTTGAAGCTGATGTGAGTTCTGATATTTTAATTTCAGGCATAATTATATTTATACGATTCTTTTATTTAAATTTATTATTTTATTAAGTAGTCTTGATCATCTTCAGTTTCTATATCTTCAAGAGCTTCAGTGTTCAAGCGAAGATTCTTTAGGAGCGATAGATCAATTAATGCTCCTAAATTATTAAAGACATTTGGATTATTGAAAACTGCTTCTTCAAATGTAGTATTCAAATAAGGCGTGATTGGATTTTGATCTAAAAATTTAATATTCTCTAGATAATCTTCTCGTGCAAATGCGTTTCTATCCTTTGTCGATCTATGAAGAAGGTGAAGAGTTGAAAGTACCATTCTTTGATATGTAGGATCATTAGGTCCAAGATCAAATTCAAGTGCCTCAATAATCATCTCAAGGAATCTAAGATCACCTGTTAACCAACCAGGTTGAAATAGTGGCATGTGATGAGCATCGGCATCAGAATCTAATATCGATGGTGGTGTCAATCCTTCCATCCATCTCAAATCAACAAGTGGATCATTAGTACGATAATTCCCCTTATATTGTGTTGGATCAAATGTATTCTTATATTGTCTTAGTGCCTGATCAAATTCAACCTTTGGTCCGATCCAATTATTATCAACATTAAGAATGTATAGAACAGCTGCAAAGAATTTTAATCCTGCAGGGTGAACCATTCTTATGAATTCATTCTCCCACTGATTAGAAGATAATGCTACATTCACAACATAGGAAAACTCTTGCCAGAAATCTCCATCATGTAATCTATTCACATCAGAGGCAAAACTCCGACGATCATTATAACTTCCAATATCTTTAGTGGTGTATGTGTGCTGTATCGTGTTACCTGAGGTGAACAAGTCCGATTTTAAATCGCCCCACAAAACCTTTTGTTTATCCACTGCGAATCCAGTGGTATATATCGCGTTGATTCCAATTGTTGGACCAAAGCCAGATTCATCTAATTCTGGTTCGTCAAATGTCCAGAAACTTTCAACAGCATGACCTGTTAGAAGATTGAGTGTATATGCTTGATCATTTTTCTCAATGAGTGTAGAACCGTTAATAAAACTTCCCTCTTGATTATCGAATTCTATTTGATAAAAGTTATAAGCAGCGGACAAATAATAATTATAAACCTGTAGTATTTCAGATGGAGTCAATGAACTATTATAATACTGAATATTGGACATTATCCCTTTGAAAAAATATTTATTACCAGTCCATCTACCAATGTTGATAGGTGTTTGATCAGTAATATTTAAATGTACACTTGTATCACCTGAGATAATGGTTTCAAAATTTCCTCCATCAACAGAAACTTTAATATATCCACCTTTTCTTGCTTTTTTACCCATCATTGCAACAGTGTAATATTTGCCATTAGCTGGTACACTAGTATTAGATGCAAATATAAATCCATAATTGGGTACAGGTGTATTTACAAATGCATTCAATGTAGAATGATCATTGAACCATTCGATATCAGCAGTGAAAACATCTTCACTTGTATCTTCTGAATAACATAAGATTACACCTTCATCTGGGCCTTGTCCAACACCCAGTATATATTTCCTTGCACCTTTGAATATCCATTTATTTCCATCATAGTAGATAACTGCACATGGCCAATTATTTGGAGTTCCAAAGCCGGAATTTTCATCGAATGAATAAGTATTCTGGGTCGACGATGATCCATTAGTATAAAATACATTTGTATCTACATAAAATGGCTTACCATTATATAATCCAGTATTTCCATCATAAGCAGTATTTTTATAATATATACCACTTCGATCTCCATAGAAGTCTGTCGTGGCTTTGAAATCTGAAATATTTATATTATTACCAGATTCTTTAATCATAGGATTACGTATGTTATTCCACCACCGACCAACTTTTCCGTTTGATGCTTTTATGTATAATTCGTGTGCTTCATATGGACTTCCTCGTTCGGTTGCACTGAATATATTTTGTGTAGAAGTACCAGAACTGTCTTCTCTTCTTATCCTTGCAACAATCGTGTGTTCATCTGTAATAGGAATATCAGTTCCTCTATTTCCTATACTAATATAATCGTTGCTACCATCAAATCTTATATCTTGAGATTCTGGTTGATATTCAAGTCCATTTTGAAATGTACCAACCCAAGGATAATCAGAAATTGATATCCAATTAGTAGATGTAGTATTTTGTTTAGAATCAAACCCCATTACCATACCATCAGTAATGTTATCATATTCAAACTCTTTATCTACATTCACATAATTAGAAAGTTGACCCTCTCCAAGTACAACATCAGAATTATCCTTGATCTGAAAAACGGTATTAATCGATTCATTTGTCAATTTACCAGATAGTAGATTACCGACCAATTGTATCTCATCCTTGATATTACTAGGTTCCCAATCACCTTCAGATAATTTAAATAATTTTTCCTTCGGATATGTCACACTTGCATACTCATCAAAGAAGATTCGGAAAAATGTATATAGACTATCTTCAGAACCTCGAATTGAATAAAATTTTACTATCTTTTTATATAGAGAAACTTTATCCAATACATTTGAATTTGGAACATTTTTAGCAATCTCTTCACCAATCGAATCAAGATACTCGTTAGAAACTCTATCAATATCATGATTATCAATGATGCGATTAATTTCGCATGATGGCAATCCATTCGTGTTTAGATAATCATAATAATCTTCAAGAAGAGTAACAAGGCCCTTTGCCTTATTCACTATTGCTTGAGGTATTATCGTGTTGACACGAGTAGTCTCTGTATTATGAGGCTTGCTTATATTAGAAGCAGATGCTATTGCGATATGAGCCATTCTTAGCGGTGTCTATTAAAGGTTTTATAATCAATTGCTCCAGATGAACCCGAAACTGAAATAGTATCAACATCGGCTATAACTTGAGTTTTGTCAATATCAATTGATAAAAGATTATTTCTTTTTGAAACAATATCATTCGATGCAGGAGAAACATAAATATTAATGGATTCATTCTGCTCAACAGGAAGTGGATTAATTTTTACAATACCCTCTTTCATGAATATTGTACCAATTGATTTATATACCTTTATTCTTTCTCCCGAACTAGTTTCTCTGTATGCAAAGATGTTTCTCTCATTTATAGAACCGTTCTTAATTTCATCTGCAAGTTTATATGTTACACCACCAAATATCCAAGAATCAGAACTGATAATAGATTCTTCTTCGTCAATATCTCCATAAAGTTCCATATCAAAATTTAATTCAACTGGTGTCAAGTTACCATAGGTTATATTAAGTGCTTTATATATGAATACACGAACAAAGGAATTTAAAATAGAAAAATCAGAATTATCAACCAGAGAAAGTAATTGTGAATATCTAAAAATATTATCAAATTGTTGTAGTTGATTTATATTATAATCTTCAATCACACCACGAACCTTTGTCTCAAGTTGACCTCGAGATAAACTAGTTCTATTAGAATCATATTTAAATAAAACATCAAAATATAAGTATGTATATTCTGGATCAACTATCTTAGGTAAGATGGCGATAATCTTTTTATCTTTCAACAGAGATTCAATCGAGTCCTTCTGTTGAACACTTAATGTTTCACCATCGACAGGTTTACCACTGATGAATACTTTTCCAAATTCTGGCGGATTGTTATCCTGTCCACCCCAGATAGAAAGTGTTTGAATACCTGTAATATTCTGAGAAATAATTGATTTATAATCATCAATTGTTACAGTTCTATTCTGAGCAACAAAGGAAAGTGGTGCATTAAATCGAATAGATTCAACACCCTCTTTTTCAGCGCCCTCAGAAGATTTAGATATTAGTGTAATATTAGGAGAAATACCTGAGCCTACCCAATCGAATATGGTAGCACCATTTGCTTCTGAACCAAGTGTGCTAATATATTTGAAATCGATAATATTTAATCTATCAGGTTTCTTGCCAAAAACATTATCTCCAAAAGAAACTTCATAATTCCCAGAATAATTTTCAGTTATAAAATATATATTAGAATCTCCTGTCACTCCACCAATTTCATTGAAAGGTATGTAAGCTTGAAATGAATTACTCCTTGCATTTTCATATACATTTACATCAAGATTTGAAATATCAATGGTATCATCATCAATCTCAAATTTCTGACTTAAATTAATATCATCAACAACATATTTGTTATGCTTAATTCTACCTTGATAGATTTCTACATTTGGGAAAGAATATACATCATTTACTATATCAAGCTGAGCTGTATAATCTTCAACCGTGATAAATGTATATGTTATATCATTTAGAACCGTTGTAAATTTGGCACCAGATATAAGTGTATAAGATTCTCTCCCTTCATTGATTGAACTTGGAAAAGAAAGTGCCAGCGTTGCTCTCGATGCTGTGCGACTACGTGGTGTATAACCCAATAGTTTAGCACGTGATACAACATTAGATCTTATCTGAGCCGAATCAATGAATGATTCATTCAAAGAATTATGTGCTAGAATAGCATTATAGTGTGTATTATATGCAAGGACATCTAGCATCTGATTCAAGCCTGAACCTTCGAAATCCCAGTCTTCATATGCACCCGATTCGTGTTGTTTAAAATATGTTATCAGATTATTTTTAATCTGATCAAAATCTAACTCTGTTACGTTAAGCTGTTTCATTTATTATCTTAATCTCTCTAAATAAAAATTAATTTCTTGGGGAATTTCTGAGAAAATAACTCTAAATCCAATTATTATATTATATGCATTCCTATCAGAATTATCAAAAACTTGAACAGTTATATCTGTGACTCTTGGTTCATATCTTTTTAATACTGTAATTATTTCTGATTTAATAGCAGATGCTGTGAATACATCCGCAGGCTCGAAAAGTAGTCTCGTGATATTAGAACCTACCTTTGGTTGAAAAGGTCTTTCTCCACGATTTGTGAGAATCAGATTTTGAACAGATTGTTTTACAGCATCAATATCCTTTAATGCAATTATATCTTTATAGTTAGGATGTACATCTTTAAAGTTTATAGGTAGATCTGAGTATAGATCACGCTTAGAGACATTGGAAGTCCTATTCTTATTATAATCTGAGAGTACATTCGACATATAATCTATTTATAAGAATTTACCTAACATATCAAGCCTTATACTTTCTTAAATCATCTATAATAGCTTCATGTTTAAGCTGGATCTTGGCATAACCAACTAATACTCCATCATGACTACTAGTGTTTGTAATTATTAAAAGCCTCGACTGCATCTACGTATCGTGAATTTATTTCTTTCACCTTGGGCCACCATTTCATACCATCTACAATCGCAGGGGTGATTGTCACAACACCGTTATTAAATGTAATTCTGTTGTAATGCATCACGTGTCCTTCTGCATTTGGATCAGCTTCCTGCTGCGCCGCCAGAAATTCCATTGCATCTATACCAACTTGCATACCTTGTATGTGCATTGTATAGTAATGAAAGATAAGCTTTTTATTATAGAATGCCGTCTTCCCGTCGTTGTAATATTGCCACTTTTCCTCAATCAGTTCCTTTTCAGCACTCGAAGCAACAGAGTTATAATACTCACTTTCCTTTAGATTTGCCTTTGCAATTTTCTCCTTGAGCTTTTTGTATTTTTTATTAAGCGCCATTTTCTTTTCGCTTTTAGCGTATTTTTTTATTGCAGGTAAGAATGGTGCAATCAGCTCATCAATCTCTTTCCTATAAGGTGCTAGATCATCGAGCAACTCTGAAAAAGATTTCTCGATTAGACCTGACTCGCTTACCTGCTTCTCCTTCTCTACAACAGTAGGTACAACTGGTGCGACCTTCTCTGGTATATCAGCAGCCACAGTTGGTTCTTCAGTCTTCATCTTAACCTCTTCTACTTTACCTTCAGCACTCACCTTAGGTGCGTCGATATTGGGTACATCCTTACAGAAATCGAACTCCGGCACACCACCCGTAATATTACTGACAGCGCCGCTCACGAAATCATTAAGATCTTCTTCAAAGTTATCGACTAAACTCTTTGCCGCAGACACCTTATCCATAAGACCATCTATATCGATATCAGGTAGAGCATCGCCCCACCGTTCTTTAAATGCTGCCTTCGCTTCTGCAAGCTCTTTACCCACCTTGCCTTTTAACCCATCAAGTTCTTTTTTGAAATTCGGAATCGCGGGCGGCTTGGGAACCGCAGCAAGTAGAGCATCTTTCATCTCATCTGCCTTCGCTTTGAGATCTGCCATAGCACCTGCTCCCAAAGATTGCATCTCCGCAACCTTTGAATTCAGAGCATCTTTCTTCGCATTAAGAGCATCAAGCTTAGCGTTACTAGAACAGTTAATAGCCATATTAATTTAAGTCAATTCTTGCACCATCAATATCTACATTAGATGGAGTTGTTATTACAATATTATTCAGTGCATCAATATCGATGTCAGAATTTGTGTCAAGTTTCATAGTAGAATCAGAAACTGCTGTAAGAGTACCGCCTGCGGTCATTGTGAAATTGCCGATTGCTGTAGTGCTATTTGAACCATTTACTGTAGTATCAGAATTTAATATAATAGCAAGTTTATGATTGCCAGTGATGTTGGTTGTGCTATCGACCACTACATCCCTTATTTCATTACCGCCTATGCGTGACGTAAAATTCTCCGCTACATTAATACTACGCTCTTGGTCGATTTCGATTAATTCGTTCTGACCAATCTTACTCGTGCGTGTACCTTTCACATATTCTGTTTTGTCTCCTTCGACTTCGAGATGGTAATTCCCTTTGACAAGAGTTTTCATATCACCATCAACAGTCAAGTTCACGTTACCTTTGATATACATGTTCTTACTCTTAAAGGTAACCTCATACTCATCGCCAACAACAGTCACGGTCTTATCTCCGTTAGATACAATCTCTTCATAAGTACCAGAGGTATGGAAGTTAGACAATCTCTCATAATTCGGAGTATCATCAATCTCTTTTATATGACCAGACTCAGACTCATGCACATGATTCGCAGGATAGACAGGATTAATAATCTCTTCAAGTTTGCGATTCTCCCAAGTACTTCTATTATAATAGGTATCATCTTTGTCGGGTGATATGGAAGTAACTCGCGGAGGTATCGCAGTTTCAATCTCTTCTTGCCTTATATCCTCCTTTGTTACATAAGGTTGAGATTGACTGTATTTAGATCGAGCTGCACGAGGTGTATCGACATCTTCAGCTATATAAGATGCCCTTGGATAAAAGCCATTGGGGTCATTGAAACCAACTTCTACATTAGCAACACTAGTTACACGAGATGGAACAGAACCTATAATAAGAGGATCTTGTGCATTTGTACCATCTCGAAAGAATCCAACTACCCAACTTCCTTGAAGTATACCAGTTGCAGATTGACCTATTCCAGTCATACTTGCAGAGGTAATAGGTAACATTACATGTGCCCAAGGCAAGTCTTCTGTTGAGATATTCTGTTTATTTTCTGTATGATAACCAAAACACCTTACTTTATAACGACCCATCTCTTCGGGATCATTAATATCTTCGATGACACCAGTGAACCAGTGAAATCCTTTACCATATATAAAATCGTCGTGCATAATATTATTTACTTATATCAATTGAAAAGGAATCACGTTTCACCTTTACACTAGTATAATATTTACTTTCGTTAAAGGTATGAATCGTAGAGACAATCATATATCTACCCGATAGGTGTTCATCCCATAAATCACGTGGATCTTTATCGATCATCTTTTTCATACTTTGTGGATCAATAGCTCTCTGAAATTTAAGATCTATAACACGACCTGGATTCAATCCCATATCTCCACATAATACTATTTCATGTGATTTAGTATCAAGTACCTCATGATATGCCTTTGTTATCCCCTTTGTCTCTTTTCTCAGAGCATTAAAATTTTTCTCTGTATTATAAGCGCCAGTATTAATACTTGTGTATTCACAGTGTGCTTCCGATAGAGTACCAATCTCTTCGGATGAAGAACGGAATGATTTAGATAATACTGTACCGTCTTCTAAAGAATTATCTTTTGATAGTAAGTCTTTATTATATTCATAGATATAATTTGTATATGTCTTTGAAGTATAATCAAGATAATTATTTTTCGAACCAAAGGCACCTTCTTTACCTTGAAACATCTTACCAATATTGAGATCAGATGCAAGCTCCATTATTCTCTTAGATCTTTCTAGATAATCCTCACTTGTCTGTGCATTTTTTGCAAATCCTTTAGTATAAATATATTCTCCATATGGCTTCTGTTCAATGAATGATGACAGAGATGATAACTGTACATTACCCCATAGTGTTTGAAATAAGAAGAACGGCGCAAGCTTCTCATCAAATGTCTTTGAAAGAAACCAGTTGGCTGCATTAAGAGGTGCTTGAATATTAATAATACCCTTTGATCTTGAAATCGGCGCGCCAGTTAATTTAAATTTATCTTTTGGTACTTTAAGATCATTTACAATTATATTTTCTATTTCATCTGAAAGAAGTCCATCATATGAACGAGAAATTTTTCTAAAAGATGATGTATATGCATGTGGTGATATTGCGGATAAACTATACACATGTCTGTGTTGACCAGATCTACCATATAATGGATATTCAGTAACAAACAAGAAAAGATCAATTATTTCAACAGGCTCTCCCGTCGTAAAAGCAGATTTTCTTTCCAACTTTAACTGTATGGTTTCTTGTCCTGTAATTGGAAATTCTTCAAAGAAATTAGCGGAATCATTAATATCAAATTTAGCAACTATACTATTCATGTATAGACTTTCGCTAATAGTGAATTTGACAACAAGATTGCGAATATCCTTTTCTACACCCTTATAATTTCTAATAAGAATTTCTTTACAGTTGAAAGAATCTGGTGTTGGTGCTTTCTTAGAACCTTGTTCTAAAACATTTATATTTGAAGATGGCATTATGATTTAATAAGTTCTTTATATCTATCAACAAAATCGTCAATGACTTCTTTTCGGATAATTCTTATTTTTCTTCTTTCAAAGTTTTTCTCTTCTTCATATTCTAAATACGAAATACTAGTAGATATAGGATTTGGTCTATAAATGAAATATGAACCACTTGTATATGTATTGGTATATGTATCATTTGTCACATCAGTCACTAATCCCTTTGTAAAGGATGAATAAACCTCTTCATATTCCTCAAGCTGTCCTCTCATATAAGGCTCTATCTCAAGTTCAGAAAGATCATATTCTAAATTATATGCTTGGAAACCAGAGATAATACTATTTTCTTCAATGTCAGCATCTAAATAAAATTTCGGAGCATTATAAGCTTTTGCGAATACTTTTCTACTTTCAAAAATAATGGACTGGAAATATTCAGTATAAAATAATTCATAATATTCTGGTGTATCAAACACGATCCCATCTTCTTCTAAATCTCTAAGAGTAAAAGAATAATAAGAGGTTGGATAATTTTTCTGCGTCCAAAGATATATACTCTTTAACCAGTCAAGTCTTTGTTTTTCAAACTCTTCATATTCTTCACCTTGATATGGATTTTCTTTATACCGAAGTCTGAATTTATCTTTAGCTAAGAAAGATGTACTCGATACATCATGTACCCAGAGTTGTAGGGAATTGATATCATATTTTAAAATCTCTGCACTATTATTATCTTCATCGATAATCTCAACGTTAGTAAAATCTAACCCACCCATATAATCGATATGTTCTAGAGTATCTTCACCGTCAATTATTACTCTCTTTTGAATTGGAGCAAAAATTAATACAGAATAATCACCATACTCTTGATCAATCCATGACTTGTGTTGATTGTATTCCATCGGCCATGAATTAAGACCAGATTTAAGAGAATCATTTGTGACAAAGAATGTCCAATAATAATCAGGTGTCCCATATAATCTACTTGACACTGTATCAGGTCTTTCTCCATTCTTTATCTCATAAAAAGTATATGTAGATGCATTATCAATTAATACTTCATTAACATCTACATGACGAAAGATATCAATCACATCATTGATAATACCATCAGATAAAGTATTATATGATATTGCTGGAAACTGTTTAAAAAATGCCATATTTAATTTCCTCCTTCACCTGTTACTTCTATATTTTCTCCACCATCTGGCGGCGGGGATAATGTCGTTGTTCCTGCCTTAAATCTTCCAGAGCTTTCGTCCGCGACTATACCTCGAGCATCATCTTTCTTAATATTTAATATATCAGTTCTATTTAGAACTCGTGTTTCTTGGAAGGTGAGAGTAATATCAACTTCAAGTGGTGCATCATCATTGAAATACATATTTGATGTTGAATTAAACACAGATTCTATATTAGTCAAGTAACATGACCAGATTCCTGGTATATATGGATTCTCATCACCACCAGAGTTTATAAATTTGATAGTCCAAGGACATGGATATGAGAGATAAAAATTTGACCCTTCTGTAACATTAGCAGCATATGAATATTTTCTAAATAAATTATGTATATCTCTAATCTGTACAGCCTCTGGTTGTGATCTTGCAACTAACTTGAATGTAAAGGAAAAATTTCTAATATTATTACCTTCAAATGTTGTATTACTATTTGGATTGACTAT